TGTAGCTTTGAGCGAGTGAATTACGACCAAAACAAGAAACGCTTACCGTGCTTTGCATTGATTGTCTAATACGCTCTCGTTTGCCGTCAAATTCTCGTGTCGCCTGCCCTATTTCGTTGGTATTTAATACATCCATAGTAATAAATGCAGGCAGGGGATTTTCTGGCAACCAGCCACCGATTACAGCCTCTTTAGGTAACTTCAAAGCCTCTTGAATCCACTTTCGCAGTTTGGCCGTGTCGAATGCCGATATTGTTGTAGTATCCATAGTCTTTCCAATTACCCACAGTTTTGATTTTGTAAGTTTCACCAAGATAATCTACTAAATCGCCTATTTTTAAAGGTTTAACTGTGTAGATTTTAATACTTGGCAGAAACCGCTCACCCTCTGGCAAGAATTGAACATCGTTAGGCGATGTTGGCATCACTATTGCAGTGACTTTTTCTTCAACATACCTTGCTTTATAGTCAATAGCTGAATGTTCGCCTTGTAGATGTTTTACGACTACTTTCCGGCTGAATTTGCTATTCAAAAAGCGAGGAGATTGATTAATTAAGCTCATTTGACGATACCTTTTACAGATTGCCGCAGTTTACCTGTGTCAATCAGCGGCTTGCTTGATTTCTTGCGTTTAATTGTGCTTGGTGCGTTCGCAGTCCAATTGCCGTTAACGATATTTTGCTGAACATCACCTTGAGCAATTAAAGCGATTTGTTCATAGATTTGCTCTATTGAAACACCGCTTTCAAACAGCTTTACAAATAACGCTGTGTATTTCTCTTGATTTTCTGCCAATGTTTGGCGAAGAAACGGACGAGATGGGATGTGTTCATTCCCAAACTCTAACACCGCACCTAGAGAGGCTAGATTAAAGCCATCTGAACCCTCTACATCCTCGTTAAACTCAGCAGGAAAGCCAACATACGCAGCCTTTTCGCTAGTTGCTTTTATTTGCTCGATAAGCTGTTTGAATTTCGCAAGATTACCTGTAACTTGAACACTCATTAAGCCACCATCACACCTATCCCAACGAGCTTACGCAAGCGTAAGTATTCTTGACCGTATGCAGTTAATTGATAATCTGCATCAGTGCCTGTGATTGTCGGTACAGCATAGCCAACAGAAAGCTCCCCTGCCGACTCGCTCGCTACATTGCGATTTGCCCCACCGTTACCCTCTGTCGCCCAAAGAGAAAGACGGAGCAAATGAGCAGCCAATGCCAACACTCCACGCTCGAAAAGTCGCCCCCATCGTGCTTGGCTGATTTCTTGCTGTGCATCCAATAAAAAAAGGTCAATGCGGAAACCATCGACCTCTTTAAATTCTGGATAACGTTCACGAAAATCGTCTATTGTTGGCATTTATTCCTCCTAGTAATCTACATAAAGAGCAGATTCTGGCTCGATAAAGGTAACGCCGCCGAATGCCATGCGTAAGCCTGACTCGTAAGCTAATAAACCTTTTTCTTTTGCTTCTAACACAGTTGGAGTCATCGGCACATCAAAAATCACGTGTTCTTTGCTGTTTACATAAACAATCGCACGGTTTTTGCCATCAGTCACTCGAGAACTGAAGTCAGACGGTAACGCTTTGAGTACAACATCACGACCAGCCGCGGCAGATAAGTTCTTAACTAAGAACTCCAACGCAGTTGTATCAGTGTTTGCTCGTTTAATTAAAGCAAGGTGAGCTAAATCTAACGCATCAATAGCGAAAGTATTTGGTGCTTCAATGTGTTTTGTACGCTCGAAGCCGGCCAAGAACATTTCTTTGAAGAAATCTACTGCTTTATCAAAGTCCATTTCTTGAATTCTGGTGTTTTTTGCTGCACCTTTTAAGGTGTGAACAGATACATCTTTTGAGTTTAATAAACCAGTTAAACGACCATCCTTAGCGTGACCCAAGAACGCAACTTTTTGTAAAGTTTGTTGAGCGTTTTTGTTTAACACCATGATTTTTGCCGTGTCGAGTTTTAAACCTAATAATTGACCTTGTTCTAACTCTGGTTTAGTCCATGTAACAGATTTAGCCCATTGCACAATGTAAGAGCGTTTTGAACTAAAGTTAACTTCCACTTGGTCTAAAGTGCTGGTGCCAGTAGTGATTAAGCCATCATCTAAAGAACCGTGTTCATCTGCACCGTAGTGTAATTTTTCTGTGATGCCAACAGCTGTTTGCTGGTCAACGAAAACGAATTGTGGGAACACAATTTCAGGATATTTGGTTTCTGCGATTTCTTTGCTAACAGCAGTTAAACCGTTTTGTACGTAAGTTAATAAAGACATCTGTTTAGCCCCTTATAATTTAGAAATTAACGCTAATTGACCTTTAACATCAATTACGGTATATGGAGTTTCGATTGCACTAGCTTCTGTTTCACCTTGAATCGCACCAGTTTTACCGTCACCACCTGCGGTTAATACGTAAACTTTTTTACCACGTGTAACAGCTTTACCAATTGCAACGTTTACCCATACCGCATCACCTGCTGCAATATGCATTACATCGCAAAGCTCGCCATCATTCCATTCGTCACGGATAGTGCTTGCAAATACTACGCCGGCCAATACATCAGTTTTAGCCGCTAACGCTTTTACACCACCCTCTGGATTTAATGCTACAAAATCACCAGCTTTTACTTTACCAGTTACTTTTTCCGCACTTGTTTTTGCACTCGCAAAGTTGCCTTTGCCTAATTCACCAGCTTTTGCTGGAGCTTGTTCGTAAGCGTAACCCATTATTTATTACCCCTATTGATTGTAAGTTTTATTGAAGTCTAATTTAGGTGCGGTTTCAGTTTTCGCATCACCTAACAAGATGTTACCTAAAGATTTGCGTTCATCAGCTAATTTAGCAGTAACCGCTTTAGCTACTTGATACGCGCCAGAAATTTCAGCATCTGATAATTTGGCCGCAGCATCTTTTGTGAAGATACCTTGAGCAACAATAACGCTCTCTTGGATTTCGCGAACGCTTGCTTTATCTGCGAATTTCACATCTTTGAATACAGATTGTGCATCAGCCAACATTGCCGCTTGTGCTAATTCTGCATCACGTTTTGCCTGTGCATCTTTCAATGCTTGAATTTCTGCATCTTTGGCTTTAAGTTGTTTTTCAAACTCTTCTTTGTTCACTTCTTCTTCCTTTTTATCTTCGGGTTCAGATTGTTTTTCTTTTGGTTCAGTTGGCTTTTCAGCTTTTGGAGCTTTATCACTCTCTTTACCGGTTTCTTCATCTTCTTCGATTTGTTTTTTCTGCTCATCGGACAATTTGATGCCGAATGCACCTAAAAACGCATCGAGGAATTTAGCGGTTTTTCCCATAACGGTTCTTTCCTCATCGGCAAGTTTTACAGTTCCACCGCAGCGACCCTTTGCCACAATCGCCACGTGGTTTCCGATCATCGGAGACATCTCAAAATCTGCATCTTTAACGCTTGACTGGATAATATTGCAGTCATAACCGCAAGATAGCTGTTCTACACCGTGTTCTTGTACGGTTTTAATAGCTTGTTCATCATAAATCCAAGCCTCTGCCGTGAGTTCATCGCCCACTCGCTTAACATTACGCACAACCCCAACGGATAGCTCTTTCCAGTTCTTAGCGTTTACGCCTTGCTCTGGGTGTCCAATTGTGAGCGTTGCGTTCTCAAAGCTCTCAATGGTTTCATCAGAAAATAGTGATTTTTCTGTTCGTGCGACCTTTTTAATTCCGTCCTCTTTTAAACCTAATTCAGAGGCCAGATAGTCAAAAACACCAACTTTTGAAATTGTCGCTGGCACTACCAAAAAGCCGTCTTTAGTGATAATCCGCTGTGTTTTTGATTGCGCTGTATTGTCTGTAAACTTCATTTATTTACCCCAATAAAAAACCCGACCATTTCTGATCGGGTTGCTTGATTAATTTGTTTTCTAATTTTCTAAAAATTCTTTTGCTTTGATATATTTGGCTTTTCTCTCTAAATCTTTTTCGGTAATCTTTAATAGTCGAGATAGATCCATATTATGAGATAAATCAGCAATCTTAACTAACCGCGCGATAGGATTAGCTTTTACTCTGTTTAGATAGTCGGCATACATCTCGCCCTTGCGTTTAGTTATCGCATCTACCGCTTGCGCCACTGAATTTCCAAAGTAATAAATTAAATCATCAAAAGTGGTTTCTGTATCTTCCACGCTATCATGCAACCATGCTACCGCCACTATATCTTCCGTTGGCTCAACAAGGTTATTAACTACTGCCTGCAAGTGTCCAATATACGGCTTGCCTGCTTTATCCACTTGATTAGCGTGTATTGACCTTGCAAATAATTCTGCCATTGTTGATAAAGTCATTATTAGCTTCTCATAAATCTGATTGCATCACTTTCAGAGATAACACTGAAATCACTGAAACCACTTTCAAGTAGGCGCTCAGCCCATGAAATACCGCGCGAGACATCCCACTCTAATTTTTTTGGATTGAACACCGAAAACGACAATAAATCAGAAGGATTTCCTCTGATTAGTTTTTTCTGGTTTTCGCCTACATTTGCTAAGTAATATTGAAAACTCATTTTTTATCCTCAATAAGCTCAACACCTTCCGGTACTTTGATTTTACTACTTAGTTTACGCATTTCAAGTAATA